CCTTAAAGTAGATTATGGAGGTTTGAGCGAGAAACGTCCAGCGGAGTTCAATGTACTATTCTAGACACGTACCACGTCTATTAGACTCTCTATGCTCATACTCCAAGTAAGTATTGTATAAACCACATGCCTAAGGAAACTCTATGAACAAGAGTCTTATTCTTGCTGCCCTTTTAGCGCCTTCCTTCTGCCTCGCACAGACCAAGGAAGAAAGGAAGCAACAGATCACTGCAGATATGACTGCCCTTCTATTGAAGATGGTAGCCGCGGATCACCTCATGATAATCAACCTCTGGAGAGAATATCTCACCGTAGACAAAGACGGGACTGAGAAGATTCGTGAAGAGGCTCTTGTAGATTATGAAGAAGCAGAAAAACTTTTTGACCAACTGAAGGCATTAGAATCACATGAATAAGTATCCATTATATTTCTTAGCTATCGCTTGCGTAGTGCCTGTAGTAGCTAGCGAAAAGGACGAGAAGGCTGTTAAGTTATTGAAGGGTAATTGGGGAGCAATAACCGCTAACCAGTATAAGCAGACCGCAGAAAACGTGAATGAAGCGGTAAAAACTGCGGCGGTAGCAGTAAGTCCTGAGATGGCTCACGCATCAGCGAAGGCTTTTACATCAGGAGGTCTTGAAGGTCTAAGCGACAAAGAGATCAGAGAGAAGGGAAAAGCCCTGGGGGAAGGCATTGTTACTGGTGTTATAGGAGCTACTGGAGTTGCTTTACAAGCAGGAGGAGCTGCGGCAAAAGCTAAAGCGGCTGCTGCAATGACTGCGCTATCTGGTGGAGCAGTAGTAGCTGCGCCTATCGTACTACCATTCACATTCGCTGGTGGAGTCTTTGCCTACTGTATGTCAGTAGAGCGTCAGAAAGAGTACGGGCATTGCTTAAGAACTCACTTTGATAGCCCTTCAGTTAACGAAGAGAAGATGCCTCGTCGCTGTGAGTCACCAGAGCGAAGAGCTTTCTGGTGGAGTCAGAAATGGGCTGGACAGCAAAAGCGTATATTCAAAATCCTCAAGGAAGAAGGAAGGAGACCAAGAGCAGCCGCACCGGGAAGACCATACTGGTCTAACGACGGACCGAACGTCATGGGAGAAGGCGACCTAAATAACGGTAAGTAATAAGAAGCGAATAAGTAAGTATTGTATTTTAACCACAACGAAAGAACTATATGACTTCAGTTATATCTAGACTATCGATCACAGCAGTCTGTTTATCTACGTTACTTAATGCTTCTGATAAACCGTTAAAGGTTGCAGCAGCGAATCTTTATGCCTCACGTAATCACACCGTGTTGCATGATAAGAATGGGTTTAGTGTTGATGGTCAGCGAGTAAGTAACGCTGATCTTAGTAAAGATTTACGTGGTATCTCTGGTAAGGCTTTAAGTTCTCTGTTCAAACGTAACGGAGCGCTTCAGGTATCTCGCGTCGGAAGTGATTTCCGTATTGAGAGCAGAGAACGCCTTAAGGGTGGCGGACCTATCTCAGGTGCTATTGCTTACTGGCTTACCAAAACGGTTTGTTATGGCGGTATGGTTGCCGGAATGACAGCCGGAACAACAGCTGCAGTAGCGTTAGCAGGCCCGGTAGCAGCTCCAGTTGCTGCAGGTTTGCATGTTGCTTCTGTAATGGCTCCAGCAGCGGTGGCAGGAACCACAGTCGGCGCAGTTGGCGCAGCAATTGGTACAAGTGCGGTTCTGACAGAAGCTGCAGTTGTAGCTGGAAGCCAGCTTGTTGTTGCAACAGGTAGCGTTGGTGGTGCAATAGCTGCAGTGGAATCTGCATCAACAGTAGTTGGTGGATTCTTCACAGCTCTTCCATTCCTTCCTTAATAGGTATATAAACTCTGGTAGGGGCTCTTCCTCTACCAGAGTTCCACTGTACCCACACATTTGGGTAATAAAAGAGGTATTAATGTTCTTAAATTTCACATGGAAAACCTACGTCGCTCTTGCGATAAACATCACCGTATTCACACTTATCGAGCTCTATCTGCTCAATCCTATGCAGCCTCATTGGATAACGGTGCTTATTTTCAGGACGGTTTTGGCTATATGGTCGGGTTACTGTACTAGAAAGACATTGAAGGTTTCTTAAAGGGTCTTGGTGATTCGAGACACTGCTTACATGAAAAGGGCCGGGCGCAATCCCGGCTCTTTTCGTTGATAGTATAGTTGTTCCGTGCTATATATGCTATCAAATGACATAAGGAGTAGTAGTGGTGAGCAAAGAAAAAAAGTTTGCTGGCCAGGTCATACGGGAGCATGACGCTAAGGGCTTTGATCTTGAAGACGATATCATAGAATATCGCAAGGCCATGGAGCCTGAGATCATGTCTCGCTTGTACGACACTGTAGCCAAAGCAAGAATGACAGACGGATATTCCGAAAAAGATTTCTATGTTGTCCTTCTGACAACGGCAGAGAGAGTACTGAGGCAACCAAAATTAACATACTTGGCACGAAAATCGTGTCCAACTCCTGTCTTTAAGCAATCTGTTTGGAAATATAAGAACTGCTCAGGTCAATTAGAATTTCTCTGGTCCATACCAGATTCGATCCTCTATTATCACATCTTGCAAGACCCCGTTAAGTACCTCAAGGACAAGGAGACTGCTGATATAGCACGTTTTGTCATCTTGATGGAAGATGGAGCTCTTCTTGATTGGGTGAAGCAAGAGAACGGAGAGAAGGTAGATGCAGTTATTAAGATTACCAATGAGGAGGGAGTATGTTTGAAGAACTAGATCCGGCTGCTGAGCACACTTTTCCAGCAGCGGAAGCTAAACCCGTAGAGAATAACCCGCAACCATCAGCGCAAGACTCCCAAAAAGAAGCCAATATGCGCATCTTGCGTGAACGAGCAGAGCAAGCGGAGCGAAGAGCGCAAGAGCTGGAGCGTATGATTCAGATGAACATGAATCAGCAGCAGACAACTAAGATGCAGATAGCTGAACCTGATGAAGATGATATGGATATTAGTGATGATACCTATGTTGAGGGAAAGCATCTCAAGAAATATATTAAGCACCTCAAGAATGAGGTTAAGAACACCAAGAAGCAGTTCGAAGAGTACAACCAGCAGAATGCCTTGGCCCAAGCTGACATGCGCTTAAAGTCCCAATTCCCTGACTTTGAGTCTGTTGTAAGCGCTGAGAACCTTGAGAAGCTCAAGCAACAAAAGCCTGCTCTTTATAGGACTATCTATGCCAATAATGATATCTATGATCGTGGTTATTCCGCGTATGAGATGATCAAAGGGGCTGGTTTTGCTGGTGAGCAGTATGATGCCATTGATAAAAAAGTTGAAGAGAACAGAGCTAAGCCTCGTGCTGCGGCAAATGCTTCTCCACAAACAGGAGAGACTCCATTGGCTCGTGTTGGAGACTATGACAGACGTATTCTAAGCGAAGAACGCATGGAGCAGTTGCGTCGACAAGTTGCACAAGCCAAGATGTATAAGTAATATAGTCGTGTGGCAGTTACAAATTCCACAACTTCTGGGGTCTAAGTAGTTCAAGCTGCTTAGGCCTCTTGCATTTCTGGCAAAACTTTTTCTATACTAGGTGCCAGCGTAACGTAATCTCGCTAATTACAGACGTACTTGGATTCGTCACCCATTCTTATTTCTTATCGGCGTAAGGGTCTCGCCAACCAGGACGTACGCGAGTTTCGTCCGACTCAGAAACAACAATATTAATCTATGTACGTTTGTACTCTCTCTAGGAGTGTGTGTATGATTACTACACCTACAACGCTTCCTGCACCGGTACAGCAAACATTTGATGACGTGCTATTGTCGGTGAGAACCCCGAACCTGATCATGAAATTAGGTGCACTATCTAAACGTTTGCCAGCTAAAGGTGGAAGAACGTTACGTATGGCGCGCTACGATAGATTGCCAACTGCTCCAGTTCCTCTTGGACCCAGCGGCGCAACTCCTCCAGCGACTCCATTAAACCGTGTGGACATCGATGCTACTATGTCATTCTATGGCTTATATGTAGCTATCAACCAACAAGTAACTTTACAGAACCAAGACCCTGTACTTAATGAAACAGCTGAATTACTCGGCTTATCTTTACGTATGACAGAAGACCAATTGACCCGCGATATGTTGGCGTCAACTGCTTCTATCTACAACTGTACCGGTGGAACGAATGGTGACTTGCCAACCGATCTTTCTCTTGCAGATATTGACGACGTGACTTCAACATTGTTAACAAACGATGCGTGGATGATCCTTGACACTATCGGTGGAGAAGACAAGTTCGGAACAGGTCCAGTTCGTGATGCTTACTTAGCATTAGGTCACACAAGATTGTCAAAAGACTTGAACAACCTTAACGGCTTCATTTCTAAATGGAACTATCCTAATGACAATCGTGTGTTGAGATCAGAATGGGGTAACGTGAACAACGTTCGCTTCATGCTCTCTTCAGTTGCGAGCGTATCTCCAAATGCATCTGCATTGGGCAACGACGTGTATAACGTATTTGTTCAAGGTATGGAAGCTTTGGCTTGCGTAGAGCAAGATAACTACTCGGCTCGCTTCTTATATAGACCGCCAGTGTTCTCGGATCCATTATTCCAGAACGTAACTATAGGCTACGTTTTCGCAGAAGTGCCTAAACCTTCTGGGCACTATAAATCTTCTCTGATTGACTTGGAAGCCGTAGCGTAAGAGCCGGCGACAGGGCGGAAGGCGGAAGCCACCGTGAGAGACTAAGTGAGAAGACCTCGAAAGAGGATGCGATAGTCCGAACAGCTGAGGAAACCAGCTGAGAAGAATCCGAAGCGGTTCTTCCCCCGAAAGGGAGTAACAAAATTGAGAATCTTGAACGATCTTTGGATCACCAACATGCGTTGTACGCTACGATAGGAGAATACGATGTCTGTTGTTTTTTCAGGAACTAATCAAGGTCGTTTCACATCTACAGGATCTGCAGTAACCATACAGCTTCGGTCTGACTTAGACTGGATGTGGGTTATAAACCAAACCGTATCTTATGCGGCTGGTGCAGGCACAGGTGCAGAATTCTACTGGCAACGTGGGTATGCCCAAGGCCGTGGAGACATCTACACCAAAACTGCCGTGACTAACGCCTTAGCGAAAGCTCAAATTGCAGCTAACGCAGGATTCTTTTTAGTAGATTCCTCTGTTAACTTGCCTGGTCCTTCAGTTGCATTGACTGGTATAACCGCAGGAAACCCTCCTGTAGTGAACACTGGTAGCACAGCTGGACTCAATAGTGGGGACATTGTACGTATCTTCTCTACCGTTGGAGCACTCCAATTGGCTGGATTAGACTTTACTATTGATACCATCGTAGCGAACACAAGCTTCGAGCTTGCCTACATGGCTCAAATAGCTAACGCTAACCCAGGAGCTGGTACTTACCGTCGTATCCCTTACAACCCTTACTTCTATCCATGGAACCGTTACATAACCAAGATCTCACAAGCTGCACAAGCTATTGTGACCTTGTCTGTAACTCACGGATATACCGTAGGGCAAGTAGTTAGATTCATCGTTCCTACTGTTAGTGCTGCGGCATACGGTATGACTGAACTTAACGGGCTTCAAGGTACCATCGTTGCAGTCGGCCAAGCTGACGCAGACGGTGTGACCAACACTATAACTGTTGATATAGACACAAGTGGATTCACAGCATTTGCTTTCCCTCTTACAACTGACCCAGGATTTACTCCTGCACAAGTTGTACCTATTGGTGAAAACACTGCTGAAGCGCTTCTTCTTGGGGCTAATATCCTCGGTGATGCTACCGTAAACCAAGCTTACATTGGTATTCAACTTATGGCAGGAACAGCGTCTCCTGCTGGGGTGAATGGCAACGTAATCTACTGGGTTGCTGGTAAGTCATTCAGTGTTGATAATCAGTAAATAAACTGGAGGGGAAGGACTTCGTCATGGGCGTCCTTCTCCTCTTGGTAATGAAAGGAAAAAGAGTATGAACAAACCAGAAGTAAGATCAGCCGCTAAGTCTGCAGCGCCACAATCTGAAGGTACACGTAAGGTTACAAGAGAAGACTTGGTTAAGCAGATCAAGAAGATGCGCGATCGTGATGCCGAACTCGTAACCGGTGTCTTTAAGAACTTAGAGAACCCTGCAAGCTCTGGTGGCAGAGGATCATTGGTATTTAGCTACAAGATGTATCACGGAGACGAAAACGTTATCTATGAACTTCTTGATGGAGAGCGGTACAAGTTGCCTCGTGGCGTAGCTCGTCACTTGAACAACAACTGCTTCTACAGAGAATACCAGCATCTTCCAGGAGAGTTTGGTCAACAGGGTATTCGTGGTGGCGTAAGTCCTGATGGAAGACTGCAAACCAATAGTTTCCAGCAATCAAGAAAAGTGCACCGTTATGCATTCCACTCTTTGGATTACATGGATGACGATGTGGATATGTATCCGTCTAATCTTGTAGAAGTTACTGTATCTCCTTAAGGGTGAGCCATGACCATAACCACACAAAATTACTATGCGGTTCAGTTTCCAACCTTCCAGCGTGCTATGCGTAACGTGTTATCTATAACACAAGCTGAGAATGCCTTGGTGACGACGACATTTGATGGGACAACACCAGGGGATCATCAGTACCAGACCGGGTTGATTGTTCGTCTCTATGTACCGGATGGGTTTGGTATGGTGCAGGCAAACGGGCTATCAGGACCTATTACGGTGATCAATGATACACAGTTTACGATACCAATTGATACGACTAATTTTGATGCTTTTGTCATTCCCGCATATCAACCTGGTGCTTTCGGTACTCCTGCACAAGTTGTACCAGTTGGTGAAGTAAATGACATCTTGACTGAGGCAACACAAAACGTTTTGCCCTACCCGTGATAAGTGTTAGAGTTGTGAAAAATAAAGAGATGGGAGTGTGAGTAATGGCAAATTCTACCCTGCAAGCGATCCGTACAAAGACGCGTAGGATAACAAGAAGTCCGTCCTTGTCGCAGCTGTCTAATAACCAGCTTGATGAGTATATCAATACGTTTATATTGTACGATTTCCCTGAGCATCTACGGTTGTTCTCGTTAAGAACCGTGCTCACGTTCTATACGCAACCAGGCGTAGACGTTTACGATACCAACACCTCCGTAACCACTGATCCGTTATACAACTTTAAGAATAGATACGTGGCAGTGCATCCTCCGGTATACATGGCTGGCATCCAGTCATTCTATACGCAATGGAGAGATGTATTTTATGGGTATTGGCCTCAAACAAACACTATATCTGACACGCTTTTACGCGGAGATGGAACTACCGGGCCGTTTTCGGGCCGAGTTTCGGCTCCATCAACGGGACTGCCGTTCATCTTGCAAAGAAGCGTTAATTTTAACTGCTTGAACACTGATGGAACATCCATGATTATGGTTGATGTGCCTATCACTAATCAGATAGGTAACTTAACGCAAGCCGATGTTCCATTAGTGCCTCCGTTTGACACAACGGTTGACCCGAACAACTTTATAAATTACGTGACGGGGGAATATACCATCACCTTCCCACAACTAACTGAGACTGCTTCTCCTATCTGGTTTGAAGGAATTCTCTACCAGCCAGGAAAGCCGTTGGGAATGCTGTACTATGATGAGAAATTCACTATCCGTCCCGTACCAGATAAGACGTATGCTATCCAGATTGAAGCAGATGTTCGCCCTACCGAGCTTATTAACTCAACCGATGTCCCTCAGTTAGAGCAATGGTGGCAGTATATCGCTTATGGTGCAGCTAAAAAGATATTTGAAGATCGTATGGATCTGGACTCAGTTCAGCTCATTATGCCAGAGTTCAAACAACAAGAGCGCTTAGTTCTTCGGACTACACTTTCTCAGCAGGCTAACGAGCGTACGGTCACGATCTACACCCAAGGTAAAAATTATGGATTCGGATGGTTTGGTCCTGGTGGCTGGCCTTATTAAGGAGATAATATGGCATTGAATAATGTTCCCCTTTCTGGTCAGACCTTGAACGTAACTCGGGTACCAATCAACCAGAACTTTTCAACCATCAACGCTGCTTTCTTAGTGGATCACGTTGAATATAATACAACCGGTCAAGGTAAGCATAATAAGGTAACCTTCCCAGTTCAGACGTCGCAACCAGCATTCGCTGCAGGAGAAGAGGGGCTTTATAATTATCCTCTTGCTGGTGTTAACGAGCTCTATATAAATAAACAAGCGTTTGCCGGCGTGCAGCAGATCCCTATGACTGCTTCATTGTTGAGTAGCCAAAGTCCAACACTCGGAAACGGGGGTTGGACCTACCTTCCTTCCGGGTACTACCAAACATTTGGGTCAGGCACAGGATCAGGGAATGTGTTAGTAACCTTGACCTACCCGCCTCCGACTCAGCTTTCTACGGTCATATTGACGCCATTTACTGCAACTACCAGCTTCTCCAATGTTCAAGTAAGGCTTATTAGTATCGTAAGCAGAACTCAGTTCAGATGCTTTGTGTCGGTTAATGGAGCGGCTGGGTCAGCAGGATTCCAATTCTTGGCGATAGGGTACTAACATGGCAGATCGTTTTTTTATAGCCCCGTATGATACAGACTCAGGATTGCAGACCAACGTAAAGCCGTGGCTTATTCCTGATGAGGCATTCTCAGAACTCAATAATGCCTATGTCTTTCGTGGACGTGTAAGAAAACGATTTGGGTCTCGTTGGCTTGGTGATACTTCTTTAGTCTCAAGACTCAGGTTCCAGGTAGGTATGATCGCTGGCGGCAATCTTTCAGGCAACGTGCGAACGATCGCTGTAGATGCTGGCATGCCAACAGGAATCGGTCAAGCGTTTAGCGCTGGAGATGTAGTATTTACGGTCTACAACCCAGCTCCCGGCCCTCAACAGATGCTTCGCACCGATAACAAAGTTGATGCTGCAACTTATAACTTAACAACTTCAGACTTTAATATAACCAATGTAGGACCTGGGGTTCCTGATGGCACGATTGTATACTTCTATCCCAACTTGCCGGTTATGGGATTACAGACGTATGAGCAGAATACTGTTAATGATGAGTTTGTTGTTGCATTCGATACCCGTTATGCCTACCAGTATTCTGGTGGTTGGGAGAGATTATCAACTGAGACGACTCCTGGTGCAGCCGTATGGACTGGTGACAACTCTCAGTTTTTTTGGACCACGACCTGGACTGGAGCCAATGCATCTGACAAGGTTCTCTACGTCACTAACTTCAATGAAAACGAGCCCAACTTTATGCGGCTTTATTTTGGAGGTTGGGATAACTTTCGGCCGCAAATAGATGCCACTCCTAACTACTTAAACTCAGCCAGAATCTTAGTTCCCTTTAAGAATAGACTTGTGGCATTCAATACCTGGGAGGGGCCAGCTGCTCCGCTACCAGGAACAAATTACCCTAATAGAGCACGCTACTCAGCTGTCGGAGATCCAACCGCTTCTAATGCCTGGAGGCAAGATATCGCAGGGCAAGGTAATGCTATCGATGCTCCAACCACGGAAGCGGTGGTCACTGTTGAGTTCGTAAAAGATCGTCTTGTGGTATTCTTCGAGCGGTCAACATGGGAGTTTGTGTATACTGGTAACCAAGCGTATCCCTTTAACTGGCAGCAGATAAATACTGAGCTTGGTGCAGAGTCTACCTTCTCCATTGTTCCTTTCGATAAGGTCTGCATAGGAGTAGGAAACGTCGGTATCCATGCCTGTAACGGGGCAAACGTAGAGCGTATTGATGATAAGATACCTGACACCGTGTTTGATATTCACAATATCGATTCTGGAGTCGAACGCGTCTATGGTATCCGTGACTTCTATGTCGAGATGGTCTATTGGACCTTCCCCGATACCGATGCAAGTGCCGACTTCCCGTATCCTCGTCGTGTTCTTGTATACAACTATAAGACGGGAACATGGGCATTCAATGATGATTCTATTACCGCTTTTGGATATTTCCAGCCAATAGCAGGAGTTACCTGGGATTCAACGACAGTCAGTTGGGATGATACGGTTCCATGGGATAGTGGTTCTGTACAGGCTAAGTTCAGACAGGTTATTGCAGGAAACCAAGAGGGCTACACCTTTATCTGTGATGCTGATGAAACGACCAATGCCGCTGTATTACAAATTACCAATGCTACGCAATCAGTTGCACCTTTATACACCACTACTTTGACGATTATCCAGAACAACTTACGCGAAGAAGATTACATCTATATCCAAGGCGCAGTCTGGGATGATGCTTCTGATGTCCTAAATGGAAGAATTTACCAAGTGGTGAGCCAATCTATGTCAGATCCTGACACGGTAATCATAGGGCCTATAGATCCTGATAATCCTAGCGACATCTTTACAGGAGCTTATATAGGCGGAGGGCTGGTATCTCGCGTGAGTCAGATAGATATTAGAACCAAAGAGTACAACTTCTATGCCAAGACAGGTCGAAATGCCTATGTCTCTAAAGTTGATTTCATGGTTGACAAGACCGATGCAGGAGAGATCCAGGTTGATTTCTACGTGTCAACAGCAGTTACTCCATTGCTCCAAGACGCTGAAGGTAATGGCACTCTTTTAGGAACCGGCACGCTTGATACCTTCCCGTATACCTTCTTAAATTCAGAAGCTCCTATACCTTTTGAGGAGACAGCATCTCGAGTGTGGCATCCGGTCTATTTCCAGGCTGATGGAGAAGTTATTCAGCTACAGTTGATCCTTAATGATGATCAAATGAGAGATCCGGCCATAAGAGAAGCCGGTTTTGCCCTCCATGCGATGTGTATCTATGCTCAGCCAACCAGTTACAGATTCCAATAAGGAGGGTTTATGGCGTATATACCTGATCAGCAGATTAATACGGGTTCTTATGTTCCCACGACCAACGTCTGGGATATATCCCGTCTTTATGAAGTAGAAGTTGGGAGCCAGGAGTTTAAAGAGCTCTTAGTTCGCCTCTATCAGAACGTAAACAACATAGCCGTTGTGCTTAATACCAAGTGTACCGGTTACTACATTAACGAAGAATTTGTAAGCGGAAAGCTATTCTATAACCCATCTTCCAATGATCCCTTGAGGCTTCGTCCTGGCTTTATGAAGACTATAAACACAGGTGCTTTAGGTGCTGGTGTTACTGCCGTAAATCATGGTATAACGGTGACCAATACGTTCCACTGGATGTTTATTTCTGGTGCTGCTACCAACACGGGAACCCTGGTGGGCTATCCCATCACATTTGCAGGAGCGGCAGGGAATAACATTGAAGTGAGAGTGAGTGCTACGCAGGTAATCATAGATAATGCTTCAGGGGTTACTTTTACGGACTCCCAAGTAACCTTAGAATACGTAAAATTTTAAAAAGGAGATGAAATGGCAAGTTGGTCAGGAGGATTGCAAGGCGGGTTGGGCGGCGCGGGCACAGGTGCTGCCATTGGTAGTATGTTTGGTCCTGTGGGGACTGGGATTGGTGCAGGAGTGGGCGGACTTGCTGGTCTATTGGGCGGTCTGTTTAGTCCTGGTAAAAAGGGTGGTGTTCAGCAGGCTCCTCGTTTCAATCCTGCGCAACAACAAGCGTTGCAACTGCTGCTAGGCCAAGGTGCTCAAGGGCTGCAAAATCCCTATGCCGGGTTCGAAGACATTTCCAATTACGCAACCAGCCAATTCAACAAAAATATAGTCCCTTCCATTGCAGAAAGATTTACCGGTATGACCGGAGGCGCGCTTAGTTCTCCTGCGTTGTATTCGCAATTAGGACAAGCTGGAGCAGGATTGGCTGAATCCCTTGCGGGTATGAAGCAGCTTTACGGGCAGAAGAACCAGCAGAATGCGTTGGGGCTACTCGCATTAGGTCTCAGTCCATCCTTTGAGAACTACTACCAACAGTCTGAGCCAGGATTCGGTCAAAGATTATTAGGTACAGCGGCCCAAGCTGCTCCTTCTTTTTATCAGTCGTACCAATTAAGTAATGCGCTACAACAGTTGCAAAATAGGGGGTAACCATGCAAGTAATAAGCGATACTGGAGCAAGCGATAAGCTATGGGATTCCCTTGGTACTGGTTTGCAGCAGTTAGCCCAAAATAAGTTGGCTCAAGTTCAGAGGCAGTATGATGTACAATCAGAGCGTTCTGAGTACGCAAAAAGCATTGCTCCCTTTGTAGGTCCTGAAGCAGCTAAAATTGTAAGTAACCTTAATCCAGAAATGCGTCAATGGGCTCTTAATGATATTCCATCATTGATGAAGCTTGTAGGCCAACAAGGCGCTCCTCAACAGGGCGGTCTTCCTGCTTTGCAAGCTGGTCAACCGGCTCAAGAGCAAGCTCCAGAACAGGTTCAAGGATTAACGGGCGCAGACATTCTGGGGGGTGTATTGAATGATGCCTCTGTGTCTCCCCTTGTAAGACAGGCTCTGGCTAAGACGAAAGTCCAATTACCTAATATGCCTGCAGCTGCTATGGGCCAAGCTCCAGAAGGGGCTGCAGTTCCTCAAGAGGCTGGTCTAACTAATCAGTCGTTTCCTACAGAAAGAGCGCAACTGATTCAGAATATCCTTACTTCTCCTGAATCAAGAGAGAAGAAAGAGAAGATGGCGCTCGAGTTGAAGAAGATAAAGTCGAGAGAAGACCTTGCAGCTTGGAAGAATACGCTTCCTTATCGAGAAGAAACACAAAAGATAGAAGAGGCTTCTCGAGATGCGCTTCATGCTATAAAAGCGGCTAAGGAGATAGAAAAGTCTGGCAATTTCCCTTCTCAGCAATTCGCTTCCTTTCTAGAGGGTGCTGGTTGGCAAGATGTTCCTGGGTTCCTGTCAGGAGACGCAGAAGCTTACAACAAGATATTGGCCAACTTCCAAAAGGGGGCTAAGGATATTTATGGTGGGCGCATTACTAACTTTGAGATGGAACAATTCTTAAAGACTATACCCTCTCTTCAACATACCCCAGAAGGCAGAGCCAAGATTTGGGCTATGATGGAGCACTATTACCGAGGCGGAAAAGAACGAGGCAAGCTTGAACGGCAGATCATAAAGGAGAACGGCGGAGTTCCTCCACAAGATCTTCATGAGCGTGTTAATGAGCGCTTCAAGCCGATAGCAAAGGACTTATCGAAGAGATTCAAGAGAGATCTGCAAGAGGCTCAAAAGTTAGCCGAGTCCAATTCAAGACTGGGATCTGTTGCTGCTTATGGTGCAGGTAAAGTTGCTGGAGCCATACCGGCTGCATTAAAAGGTGCGGCTAAAGGAGCTCTTTCCGGCGCTGCTGCGGGAAGCTTTATTCCTGTACTGGGAACAGGTACTGGTGCTCTTATCGGTGGTGGTCTTGGTGCTTTAAGTGGTGGTCTTGGAGGCAGCGGCGGCTTAGGAGATATTCTTAAGCTCTTGCTTTAATATAAAATATTTCAGTGCTGCTAGTATTATGAACATTCCTGGTATTAGCAGCAACATTACCCCACGGCTGTGGGACTTATTGTCGCAATGCCATTGCTTGCACTCAGAGAATATACAGAGGGACTTGGTCACGGCTTGTCTTCCTTATCATACTTGGTCTCTTTGGCGATCCTTTCTTGAATAGCACGTGCCATCCATAGATTAATAGATATGTTTCTGCGAGCTGCCAGAATCTTCACTTGCTGATGTAATTCAGGGCTTACATCAAATGCCATCTGCTTACGTTTCTTCTTGATCTCCATGTTAGAAAGATAACAAAACAGTGCGACTTAGTCAAGAAGATTGTTTCCGTGAAGGCGACATGCTAAGTGTAGATAAAGATGTTTTATTCCTTAAAAGGAGAATGAGTATGCCTACACAAAAGAATCGTCGTAATACCATTTATGGATATCCCAACCCTCAAGCTGGCTTACAGCAAGAGCCTATTGTTCAGCAAAGGGCTCCTACATCAGCTGATAGTGCAGAATTAGGGACTATCTGGGTTGACCAAAGCGCACAAGACTTCTACATCCTTTGTGACTCTGGTGCTGGTGGCAATACCTGGACGGCAACTGCTGGTGGAGCAACAGTTCTCACTTCTCTTACTGTCAATCCTGGTGATATTGATGTTACCGCAGGAGACATTAACATCGACGCTGGCGACTTTAATATGGACGCAGCAAGCACAGCAACCTTAGGAAACTTAGTAGCTGGCGCTACCACGCTTACTTCTACTCTTGATGTTACCGGAAACACTCAAGTAGGTGGAACGTTTCACGTGGTTGGTAATGCTACCTTTGATGCAGACGTTGCGGTAACAGGAAACATAACAGTGTCTGGTGACTTCGATATAACCTCAGCTGCAGCTTTAAGCTTTACCACTACCTCAGACACAAACCCTGCTATTAGCTTCACCACTAATGGTGGAACTTCAGAAACCATAGTTTTAACCAACACCCAAGGTACTTCTACTTCAGCGATTAACTTGGTATCTACTGTTGGTGGCGTTACTGTTGCAGGTGGATTGGCAGGAGCAAATGCTCTTAACCTCGTAGCTGGCAATGCGGCAGGCGGTATAACGATGGGTGCTGGAACAAATGGTATCCTTATTGGCGCTATTGATGGCCCTATCAGTATTCTTTCAGGAACCGGAGCAATCGGAGTTGGTAACGATGCTACAGCTCATGCGATCACAATAGGTAACAATACTGGCGCTACAACTGTTGCCATCAACGGTGGAACGGCTGGAGCAGGTGCTATCAATATCGGAACAACAGCAAACGCTGTGCCTATTGTGATTGGTAACTTCACTGGTGCTACAGCTATTGATATTAACTCTGGATCTGGCGGTATTGGGCTCACAGCGCTAAACGCGGCAGTTCAAGTTACTTCTGGAACGGGCCAAATGGATATCGGTTCCGATGCAGCTGCCACCACCATCAATCTCGGTGTCGCGGCCGCAGTTAAGACCATTACTATAGGTTCAACAAATACAACTTCTTCAACTCAGGTTCAGTCTGGAACGGGCGGCGTAACGCTTCTTGCAACTAACGGAACGGTAGCAATCTCGTCTGGTACAGGCGTGATGAACATCTCTGCTGATGGTGCTGCGACCACAGTCAATATTGCAACCGCAAATGCTGCTAAAACATTGACAGTAGGTTCAACCAACGCTGGTTCAGCTACCACCTTACGTTCAGGTGCTGCAGGCCTCACTATCCTTTCTGGCACAGGTGCCATGAATATTTCTGCGGATGCTGCTGCAACTGCTGTAAATGTGGGAACCGGAGCTGCCGCAAAAACTGTCATCGTAGGTTCTACGACTGCTGGTTCTACATTGGCTCTTAATACTCCTGTAACTGTCGATGTTGTGGCTGCAAATGGTTTAAGCGTTACAGCAGCTGGTCGTGGATTGAGCTTGCCTGGTGGATTGTTGGTACTTGCTGGTGCGGGATCTCCTGACACAGCAGTTACAGCTCCTGCAGGTTCATTGTACCTGAGATCAGATCCAGCTGGCGCAACGTCTCGTGCGTACATCAATACTGATGGTGCGACAGCTTGGACTAATATTACTTGTGCAGCCTGATCATTAGGATTTTCTAACAATCGTGGTATCCTTTGTTCAAAAACTAGCAAGGGATGCCATGATTAAAGATAGACAATGCGAATTCTGTGGTAAGGAATTTCAAGTGAGAGATAAGAGACAAGTGGGAAGATTCTGTTCTTCTTTATGCAATAGGAAGGTTCTTCGAGAAAATCAGTTAAAGGCTCGAGAGCAATATCTTTTGAATGAGACTGAAGATCAGAAATCCAATTGGCTCAAGAAGCACTATGAAAAATTTGTTATAAGGGATGAAGGTAACTGTTGGGAATGGAGTGGAAGTAAGATTAATGGGTATGCCAATTTCAACCATCGTGGGAAAATTATGAAGGCTCATAGGGCAAGTTGGATTATTCATAACGGACCCATTCCGGACTCTATGTTTGTTCTTCATAAATGTGATGTTAGGCATTGTAGTAACCCCGATCACCTATTCTTAGGAACCCATACTGATAACATGCGTGATATGGCTAAAAAACATAGAACTGGTGTTAGATGTAAATTAACGTTAGAACAAGTTTATGAGATAAAAAATCTTCTATCGTTGGGGGTATCCATGACAAAATTGTCGAAGAAGTATGGAGTATCGGATGTCGCTATACACAATATAAAGAATGGCATCACATGGAAGAAGGCAATTTAGACTAGGCTTTCATTACTACTCGGCATGGCTCTCTGGTCTTAAAAGGATTGGAGAGCTATGCTTGGCCAAACAATAAAAAAGGAGATTCTATGGAAACCAAGCAGCACGTCACGCTCGAAGTTCAAAAGGGCGATTATATCTTCGTTTTTCACATGCCAGTAGGAGCAAGTTGGGGCAACGCAATAGATGCTTCATTTGATATCTTACAGCGACTTAATCAACTCGCAGCTCAATCTGCTGAGCAGTTAAAGCCGGCTGAACAGGAAGGGGTGTAGTATGGCACAAAATTCAGTTAAGCCATTACTTTTGGCATCCTTCAACTCAGCAGGTATGACCGGAAACTATCAAGTAGCTAATGGCTTAGGATTCGCTCATGCGCCATTTTTGGTGCGTATTATAAATGCAAGCAATGCGGCCGTTACTGTCAGCTTTAATGGTGTGGATGATCATGATTTCATCCCAGCAAATAGCGTCCTTGTGCTTCCTACTCAATCAGAGTCGCAACCTAAAGCGCAAGTTGCATTATTCCCTAAAAATACCAAGGTATTCTTAAAGGGAGCTGCAGGCGTAGGTATCATTTACGTAGCTGGCTACTTCGTATAAAAAGGAGAGAGAATGAGTAATTTAGCAAGTTCAATCCGCGTCAGGTTTGAACCATTACGAAGTATTGCCTTCGGCGGTATATCAGGAACCTATGCAGGCGTAGGAACCCCGTTTGCCAATCCCGTTCGTCTGATATGCATAGATAATGCTACAGATGAGAATGTCTTAATTTCTATAAACGGTGTCGATGATCATAGTTGGGTTGCTGCCAATGGGTTCAAGCTCTTTGACTACACTTCCAACAAGGGAGAAAAGGCGGGGCTTCTTGAGCAACCGCAAGGTGATCGCATCTATGTGAAAGCAGAAGGCTCAAATCCCACGTCAGGTAATGTATATGTAACCGTTATATATGCCTCACAGGTGTAAAGGAGTGCCATGTCACAATCGGGTATCTTAAATCGTGGCACCATTCCTCCCTTTACGGCTGTTGAGACGCTAACGGGAAACTCAGGAGGTCCGGTAGGACCCGATGGTGCTAATAATATTAATGTGGTTGGTACGGGAGTTATTACTGTCGTAGGCAACCCGGGAACTAACACTTTAACCATAACCCCATCCGGGGATATTGCTTCAAGCTTCATAACAAACCCAGCGACAGGAACGGCAACACCAGCGGCAGGAGTACTTACTTTTGCAGGTGCTGGAGGGGTTACTGTCACGGCAGGGGGCAGTACCGTGACAATTGACGGTGCGGCCATATCTGCAGGCACTATTACCGGCAACACCGGAGGCCCTCAAGGTCAGACGGCAGGCAACTGGAATATTGTTACTGCTAATAGCACCGTCGTGGTGGCAGGAGCCGCTTCAACCTTCACCATGGATTTTGGACTTCGTAATCTCTTTTTAGGGGTTACTCCTCCCTTAACTATAGGGGATGAAAACGTTGCAGTTGGGTTCTCGGCAGGACTTTCTATAACTTCGTCTATAGCAAACGTACTGGTTGGATTTAATGCTGGCACTAACCTAGTAGATGGAGATAGCAACGTTGCCATTGGTGATAATGCGCTCGCTTCCGCAAGTACGGGAAATAGCGAAAACGTAGCCGTCGGTGCCAATGCGCTATTAAATCTCACTACGAACACTACAGACAATACAGCAGTCGGCTTCAGCTGCTTGAACAATTTAGATACAGGAAGCAGTAATACTGCCCTTGGATTCGAGGCAGGAAATGCCTATAACGGTTCAGAGTCATTCAACATCGTTATAGGAAACTCAGGTCAGAATGGAGAGAGCGGCACTACAAGAATCGGTACCAATGGTAATCAGACTACTTGTTATATTGCGGGTATTGACGGAGTCGATGTTGGATCTGTTGCAACTGTGGTAACAGAAGCCGGAGACCAACTAGGAACAGCAGTTCTCACTGCAGGGACCGGCATTAGTATTACGCCTGGGGCTAATACAATTACCATTGATGCTACCACGGGCGGTGTCACCTCTATAACAGGTAATACTGGAGGTGCCCAAACTGGTGCTATCACTATAGTTACCTCTAATTCTACTCCGATATTTGCTGGCGCTGCAGGAACTCTCACACTCGATTTTGCGCTTACTGACAATCTCCTTTTGGGATCTTCTGGAGGGGCTATAACGACTGCCGATACGAACGTTGGTTATGGTAAATTAGCAGCGGCATCTCTCTCAACAGGAGATAGCAATGCGTTTATAGGCTACGAGTCTGGGGTTTCTTATACAACGGGGAATAACTCAACAGCGGTTGGCGCATTTTCTATGTTTAGTGCAGTAGCAGGTGCTTCCAACAACACTGCAATTGGCTATTCGAGCCTTTATAACTTGGCTGGCGCAGGAACAAATAACACGTGCCTAGGGCTTAACTCTGCAACTGCTTACACGACCACAGAGAGCAACAACATTGTCATTGGAAGTACGGGTGTTATTGCTGACAACAATAGAATTCGTATAGGAACCAACGGTACACACACCTCTTGCTTTATAACGGGTATAGATACGGTTAACGTTGGTTCAGTTGCAAAAGTAGTAACTATGGCAAGTGATCAATTGGGAACCGCTACCATAACTGCTGGAGCCGGTATAACGGTTACTCCAGGAGCCAACACTATTACTATCGCGTCTAGTGCAACTGCATTCACGTGGAGTGTTATTACTGTCAACCAGACAGCGGTAGTCAACAATGGCTACTTCTGTAACAAGGCAGGGACGCTCGCGCTCGCTCTCCCTGCAGCATCTGCAGTGGGAGACACCATCGTAGTGACCAATGAAAACACAGCTCTTGGCGTTCAATTTACCCAGGCTGCTGGTCAACAGATCTTGATAGCAAATACCAATACGACGCTAGGAGCGACAGGAACACTTACATCGTCAGCGGTTGGTGACACGTTACAAATTGTCTGCTTAACAGCAAACACCATCTGGAGAGTGACGTATATGGTAGGAAACTGGAGCGTAGTATAAGGAAAGCTTATGGCAACGATAAATAATTGGAATAATCAGATAGCAGGAGCAATTACTGCTATTACTTTAAATGCCGGTACCAATACCGTAGGCGTTTCAACAGATGCATCTACCACGACTGTGTCGCTGGCGACCGGAGCAGGCGTTAAAACGGTCACATTAGGCAGTACTAATAGCACGTCTACTACGAATCTTCAGGCAGGATCGGGAGGCATTAAGATTCCTGCTTTTGCAGAAGGGGCTCTTGTTACCAGTTCTTCCGGTGTAATATCAACCGTGACAGGAACAGCGGGATACGTGCTTACTGCCAATACAGCAGGAACGGCTCCTAGCTTTCAGGCTGCAAGTACGGGAACGGGAAACATGGTCCTTATCCAAAGTCAGAATGCAAGCTCTTCTTCTACGCTTGACTTTACGAGTGGGGTGACGGGCTATACCTATTACGTCATAGAGTTTCTAGCAGTCCTTCCAGCAACTGATAATACTGATCTTCAGATGCAGTATACCAAAGACGGTGGAAGCACTTGGGAAGCAGGAACTCAGTACGTTTACTTTCTAAGTAAGACGGTCTCAAGTGCGTCTACGTTTGCTGCAACTAATAGCACAGGAACCAGCCAATTTGTTCTGTCTTCAGGAACCAGTAATAGCTCAGCGTATGCGCTTTATGGTAGTGCTAATCTGTACGGATTTACTAATACTTCACGGCAGGCGACTTCAAGTATCGTGAGCGCTAACTCTTCTTTGGCTACCATGCAGGCTTTGGGTGCTATGCGATTTACCAGTACAACGGGAACGGTTAATGGAGTGCGTATTAAGTTCTCTTCTGGAAACATTGCTAGTGGCACTATTCGTCTGTTTGGCGTGTCATAAGGAGACAGCATGGCAACAATCAATAGCTGGAATAATCAGATAGCGGCTGCTATCACCCCTATCACGCTCAACTCAGGTACCAACGCCGTAAACATTTCCACTGATGCAGCAGCAACCACCGTGAATTTCGCTACGGGAGGCGGCGTCAAGACGGTCACTTTAGGCAGTACCAACTCGACTTCTACCACTAACTTGCAGGCAGGTTCTGGGGGTATAAAGATCCCTGCTTTTGCCGAAGGTGTACTCACCACGAGCTCATCAGGAGTAATATCCACCGTGACAGGAACTTCTACCTATGTTCTTACTGCAAATACGGCAGGAACAGCTCCGAGCTTCAAGGTGTTTGCTCCTGCAGGAGTGAAGACCTTGATACAGACGCAGACGGTTTCAGGGGCATCAACTGTTGACTTTACAACAGGTATTACAGGATATACTTACTACATCCTTGAAGCGCTCAACTATTCCATTAGTACCGCTAACCAGATACTGCGCATATTTCTGTCGAGCAATGCAGGATCATCTTGGACGAGTTATGGATCTGCGTATTTCCAACAGGCTAACCAGACTGGGGCAAGCACCTTTCGTGGCTCAGGAGGAAGTCTGGCCGGATCTAACGGTTTTGCATTACTGAATGGGTTCCAAGGAACGACCTCAGGCGGTATCGCGTACAGTTATGTGAAGCTCTTTGGGTTCGATTCATCATCGATTAATAAGCAGGCTATCCAGGTAGGCGTAGACGCATCCAACAACGCGGTTGATAGAGAGCAACTCTTACATGTTGCAGAAAGCACAACTACCACGGTCGTGAACGGGGTTAGATGCAACCCTACAACGGGAACCGTTACGGGAACCTTTAGATTATTTGGCGTCATGTAACAAAAAAAGGAGAAGTATGAGCAATAGACTAGGCGGAAAGCAAGGTACTGCCTATTTAGGAACCAATGCTAACCAGCCACCTAACACAACGTATAATAATAGACCACCAACACAGTATGACACGCAGAATGTCTCTATTGGTGACTTCTGGCTTGATAGCAGTGCGTCCGGGATAGCAAAGATCTGGTGCTTGGTTTCTCTTGCAGGAGATGCCATGTCAAAAGGTTCTCTTGCAGAATGGGTTCAGCTATCTGCTGGGGATCTTGAGACATTAACGGGAAATTCTGGTGGTGCTGTATTTCCTGATGGATCTGGTAACATAAACGTTGTCGGCGATGGATCAACCATAGATATAGTGGGCAATCCGGGAACTAATACTCTGACAGTTGCTGTTGTAGGAACCGGCGTCCTGTCTTCTTTGACTGGGAATACGGGTGGTCCTGTGTTTCCTACAGCTGGCAATACCAATATAGTGGGCTCAGGCGGTATTACCGTTACTGGTAACCCAGGAACCAGCACTCTCACCATTTCTTCCTCTAATGAAGTCTCTTGGAGCACCATTGTTGCTGATCAAACAGCGGCCGTAGATAACGGTTATTTCTGTAATAAGGCCGGTACTTTGTTATTGGCTCTTCCTGCTGTTTCAGTAGAAGGAGACATTATAGAAGTTGCTAACGAAAACACTGCTTTGGGTATCCAGTTCACACAGGCTGCAGGCCAACAAATTCTTCTTGGGAACTCGTCAACCACCTTGGGTGCTGCTGGGACGTTAACGTCTTCAGATGTTGGCGACACGTTGAAAATTGTGTGCAAGGTAGCCAATACCATATGGCGGGTAACAAGTGTGGTTGGAAACTGGAGCATTGTATAAAGGAATACCATGTCAACAAATAATGGATGGAATAATCAGATACTTGCTGCCAATAGCGCTATTACCTTAAACTCTGGCACCAACGCAGTCAATGTATCTACAGACGCGTTTGCTGCCACGGTGGATGTCTCAACCGGAGCAGGAAATAAATCGCTCACTTTAGGGAGCACCAATACCACCTCAACGACAAATATTCAATCGGGGTCAGGTGGCATTAATATCCCTCAGTTTATAGAAGGTGCTCTTATTACAGATTCCTCGGGAGAAGTAACTTCGGTTACGGGTACCGCAGGATACGTATTAACAGCTGATGTGGCAGGAACGCCTCCTAGTTTCCAGCCAGCGAGCGGCGGAGGAGCTGGAAGCCGAGTGCTTATACAAAGTCAGGATGCGACCAACGATGCAACTATAGATTTCACCAGTGGTATAACAGGATACACCTATTATGAGCTTGAGTTCTTAGGAGTGGTTCCTGTTACCGATAATACTGATCTTCAGTTGCAGATCTCCACTGATGGAGGCATGACCTGGATAGCAGGAACAAACTATAGGTATTTCACTACTAATACTGACTCGGGAGCAAACACGTTCAGTGCTGTGGTTGCGGGTGCTGGAGGAACGAGTCAGTATGTATTCGCTCCTGGTACAAGCAATGATGCTACCTATGGGATTAATGGTATAGCGCAGATTTTTTCTATGACGAGCAACCCTCAAATTACCTCGAGCTTGTCATCGACGGAGAGCACTACCTTGGATGCAATGCAATGTCTGTCTGCTGGAAGATGTTTTTCTAGTGGTAGTGCTGTTGATGCGCTTCGCCTCCTGTTCTCATCGGGCAATATATCAGTCGGAACATTCAGGCTCTTTGGCATTATATAAGGGGACAGGATGCCTACTAATAATAACTGGGATAACCAGATAGCGGCTGCCAATAGTCCCATCACTTTAAACTCAGGAACCCACGGGGTTAATATATCCACTGATGCTGCTGCTACGGTAGTCTCTATAGCAACTGGCGCTGGCAACAAGACCTTAACGTTAGGCAGCACGAATACAACTTCTACGACAACTATTCAGTCAGGGTCTGGGGGTATCAACATTCCTCAGTTTTCAGAAGGTGCTCTAGTAACCGATTCTGCGGGGGGAGTATCATCTGTTACAGGGAATGTAGGCTATGTGTTGACTGCTAATGGTGCAGGCGTAGCGCCAAGCTTTCAGCCTCAAGGATCTGGTTCTAAAACACTCATACAGACGCAGACGGTATCGGGAGTCACGCATGTTGACTTTGTAACGGGAGTGACTGGATATACCTACTATGTCCTGGAATGCTTGAGGTATTCTTTCGATGCAAATAGCAACCAAGCTCTTCGTTTGGGATACAGTAGCAATGCAGGAGCGAGCTGGAACACGTATACATACAATCAGTTTATACAGTCTAATGAGTCTGATTTTGCAGTATTTCGGGCCTTAGGAACCAATGCTCTTGCTAACGTTGGGCAACTCATCAATGGGTTCCAGGGTACAATCCTTGCTGCTACCGGGTATGGAATTGTAAAGCTATACGGTTTTGCTTCTGGATCTATGGTAAAGCAGACAACATTTTCTGGTACCGATCTGTCTAATGATGCTATAAATAGAGAACAGTTGTTAGGAGTTACAAGTAGTCTCGAAACGACAGTGGTTAATGGTATACGAATATCTCAAGACATATCGGTTCCAACGCTTCTGTTCAGTGGAACATTCAGGCTTTTTGGTGTAGTGTAACTATCAGAAAGGGAAAAATATGGAATTATGGATGATATCGCTTATCGGAATATCGCTTGGAATCTTCTTGTTTGTGGGGTATAGGTTATTCTTCCCACCAGTAGAAAAATAGATCATTACTTCTCTTCTTGTTCGTGTCTGTTCTTGTGGTTGCCCTCTAGTATAAAAGCTAGAGGGTTTTTGCTATACTCTACGAACGCTTACGATTCTCTCTACTTCTTCTTGTATCTTGTCGTCAGTCTCAGAAGAGAATATGCCGACCTTCTCCCAACAAGGAACCGAATCATCTTCACTTAGTTGAACGTAGATCTCAAACGTGTCGCCCATGGTCTTGACGCACTTGCAGATAGTTCCAAAAGGTGACTGATCATATTTCGAGGGTTCCCCCGTTCTGATAAGCATATTCTCCAGCATTATTATTTCCTTAGGTATTCTTCCTGGGTTTTTCTAATGCGCAGGATACGGGATCTTGCTATGTGATACTCGCTTGCTGGTAAGTCTGCCAAGGTGGTTATGCCGTATGTCTCCATAATATCCTTGGCTACTTTCTCATAGCCATCAAGAACAATAAGAAGCTCCTGATACTGCGTTTTATCGATCACTGCTTGTCTGTCTATCTCCTCCTTCTTAGGTGCGTCTGGCTTTCTCAGCTCAGATATCAAAAGTTGCTCAGCTAGTATTTCACCATTGTCGTCAAAAGCAATAGGGTCATTGTCCGAGGGCGCTATGCCTAAGAGCATCAAAGCATGCAGCCGCTTGTGTATCTCATAGATATTAGCCGTCTGACGCTCAGTCTTTCCAGGAACGACGCGAGCGCATGAAGCAATATACTGCCCCGACTCATGACCAATGGTCGTCTTTAAGAGCGCAGCACCCGATCCTTCATCTTGAAGCTCTATGAATTGGAAGAACGCTAAGCCGTTTGCCGACAACGATTCTCTCGTGGCGAGTGTGATTGCCTGAAGGTTAGCAAACTTGCCTCCTGGGGCATCCTGGTTGGCCACTAAAGGTTTATAGCCGCCTTGTGCTTTAGCGAACGCGCCCATTATCTGATCGATCTCTGCAGACCGATACACATTTGCTTCCATTATATCTCCTTAAGGTCGTGACGATCTGTCACAGACTTGAACCCGTGACAAATCATCACGCTTTGACCTGCTCATCCTGTCTTGCTCCAGCCTTCTTAATGACCTCAATAAAGTCATTATAGGCATTGACTGCGTTAGACACATACTGGTGCCGTGTGGCAATGAAGTGATACGCAGGGTATAGACATGCAAACTTGTCTTGGATCTCTTTAAGAAGACGGTTAACTTCATCAAGATTGGTGTCACTTAGTGGTTTCCCCCTATGCTTATCGAGCTCCTTATGCAGATCGGAGTACTCGTTATACACGCGGTTCATCTCGGTGTCCAACTCATTGGTGAGCTTCTGTATCAGTTCCATACGACTTCCTTTTTAAAAGTGCTTGGTTACTATTCCCGAGCAATATCATAGTAAAATAGGCAATAATGTCAACTCTATTTACTTTATATATATCGGACATATACTATATATAGACAGTTAGAGTTCCTCCCAATAGAAGGTAAAGCTATGGATGTTGTTGAGTATTTAAAAAGGGCGGAAGAGATTCGAAAGCGAGAGTTATGGTCAAGGACGGATTTATGCAATGAGCTCGGTATATCCTATAACACGCTAGTCAGGATAGAGCGCATGCCTCTTGTTTGTGCGTTAAAGACCAAGAAGAAGATAAAGAAGCTTGTTGAAAAATGGGAGTCTAAATACATGGATCAAGATTGTCGAGCGAATGACTATATTGATCGAGAAAAAGAGGGTTGGTTAGAGCAAGGAGAGGCCGATGAGTAATCCATCAATGTCAGAAGACATAAGAGCATTAGCTGCAGCGTTCCTATTGGCCAAGCAAGAGTTTAACGTTACCGGAAGAAGCGGAAAAGCCGATCGCTATAAGTATGCCA